GGTCCTGGTGCGGGGCGAGGGCCTGGTGGTCGAGGCCGTGCAGCCGACCGTGCTGCGGGTCGCCAAGCCGAAGCGCTCGGAGGAGCATCCGACCATGAAGCCGACCGAGCTGATCGGGCGGATGCTGCTCAATTCGTCGCGGATCGGCGACATCGTGCTGGATCCGTTCGGCGGGTCGGGTTCGACCCTGATTGCTGCGGAGCAGCATGGCCGGCGGGCCAGGCTGGTCGAGCTGGAGCCGAGGTTCGTCGACGTGATCGTGCGGCGCTGGGAGGCGTTCACGGGCAAGTCGGCGGTCCTGGAGGATGGGCGGACGTTCTCCGAGGTCGCTGCCGCGCGGCGTCGGGCGGCATAGTCGGGGGACAGTCTCGCTGGCGCTCCACAAAAGCAGGAAAAGGCGCGCGCGCTGCGGCTGTATATGCTAATACTGGCGCTGAAAGTCCACAAACGGCGCTGCCGTTGGAGGGTTCGTGACTCGCGCGCTCCGGCATGACAAGGATCTGTTTGAGGTGGCGGTGCAGCCCGCGGTCCGGCGGCGCTCGATGGGGCGGCGTTTCGTCGCGTCCCATCTCGAGGCGGCGCGGATGATCGGTCCGATCGAGAAGGGCGTGGAAATCTGCGGGCTCACGAACGGCCAGTTTTCGATGGTTGACATGCTCCGGCACGTCCTGGATCAAATCGGGCCGGCCGACCTGTCGATCTCGACCTGGACGATGGGGATGTACGACCAGCAGGAGGCGCTCGCGTTCTACCGGGACGGGCGCATCCGGTCCGCGCGCTGGATCGTGGATCGCTCGTTTTTCGGGCGGAAGCCGGAGATCGCGGGTCCGCTGGTCGCCGCGTTCGGTGTGGACTCTTTCCGGTCCTGCCGGACCCATGCGAAGTTCGCGGTGCTGACGAACGACGACTGGTCGGTCGTGATGCGGTCGTCGATGAATCTGAACCGGAACGAGCGGGTCGAGAATTTCGACATCTCGGAGTCGCCGGAGCTGGCGGCGTTCTTCCTGGCGCTGGTCGATGACGTGTTCAAGGCGCCGGCCGGGCTAGACGGTGAGGTGCGGTCTAAGCGATTCTTTGAGGGCCTGGTCAAGAAGGCGGCGGAGGCGGATCAACGGGCGGTCGAATCCTGGGACGACGTGCTCGGCGTGGAGGTTGGGGATGCTGGCGGGCTTGGCGAGATGGGCGAGCTCGATGTCGCGGAGGTGTGATGGCGGTTCGTGGGCGCAAGCCGAAACCTACCGCACTGCACAATCTGCAGGGCACGCTTCGTCCTGCGCGGCATGCGGCGCGTGCGGCCGAGCCGCAGGTGGTCGGCAAGCTGAAGGAGGCGCCGGACTGGTTCTCGCCGTCCCAGCGTCAGGCGTGGGACTACGCGCTCGAGCACGCGCCGGCCGGCGTGCTCGGGCGGATCGACCGGGGCGTGCTCACGGTGTGGGTGGTCGCCGAGGATCTGCATCGGCAGGCGGTCGAGAAGGTGGCAGTGGGCGGGCTGATCGTCCGGTCGCCGCAGAAAGGCGAGCCGATTCAGAATCCGTACCTGCCGGTCGTCAACAAGCAGGCCATGATCATGCTCAAGGCGGCGGCCGAGCTTGGGTTCTCGCCGGCTGCGCGTCCGCGGGTGTCCGCGAGTGAGGGCGCAGGCCGGTCCAATCCGTTCGCGGGCCTTGCCGAGTTCGACTCGGAGCCCGGCGAGGATCGGGCGCACTGATTTCGTTTTCCGGGCGATCGCCTACGCGGAGGATGCGGCTGGGGATAGGTCTGGGGCTCGGTACGGGCTGTGGATCCGGCTGGCAGCTCGGCGGTTTCTCAAGGATCTGAAGCGCGCGGCGGGCCGCCGGCCGCCGTTCCTGTGGTCGCCGGCGCAGGCGAACAAGGCGTGCGCGTTCATCGAGCTCCTGCCGCACGTCGAGGGGGTGTGGGATTCCCCGAGTATCCGGCTGTGCGACGCGCACGTGTTCCTGGTGGTGCAGCTGTTCGGGTTTCGGCGGCCGGATGGCGGCCGGCGGTTTGCGCGCTGCTTGCTGGCGACCGCGCGCAAGAATGCGAAGAGCACCATTGCCGCCGGGATCCTGCTGTACCTGCTGGCGGAGGAGCCGGAGGTCGGTCCGCAGGTGGTGGCTGCGGCCACGACCGGGGACCAGGCGCGGGTGGTGTGGAAGATCGCGGCTCGGATGATCGACCGGCTGCCGGCGCTCCGGGAGCATTACGGGATCGAGGCGTTTGCTAACTCGATCGTTCGGTACGCGAATGGAGGCTCGTTCCGGCCGATTAACGCGAAGGCGTCGACGCAGGACGGGTTGAATCCGTCGGCTGTCTGCCTGGATGAGGTGCACGCTCACAAAAACCACGACCTGTACAACGTCCTGCTGTCGGCTGCCGGTGCTCGAGCGAATCCGCTGTTTCTGTTCTGCACCACGGAGGGGTACGAGACGCCGGGCCCGTGGCCGGAGCTGCGCGAGTTTTCTAAGCGGGTGCTGCAGGGGGTGGTTCCGGCGGACCATTTCCTGGCGCTGATCTTCGCGGTCGACGACAAGGACGACGACTTCGACGAGCGGGCGTGGCCGAAGGCGAACCCGCTGTTCTCGGAAAATCCCATGCTCCTGCGGGACATGCGCCAGCTGGCGACCGAGGCGCGGGAAATGCCGGGTCGGCTGGCGGAGTTCCGCATCAAGCGGCTGAATCGGCAGGCCAGCTCGGCGCGCGGCTGGATCAACCTGACGAAGTGGAAGAGGTGCGGCCAGCCTGTGCTCCCGGATCAGCTGCTCGGGTCGCCGTGCTGGGGCGGCATCGACCTGGCATCGTCTCAGGACATGGCGTCCTGTTGGTGGCTTTGGCGCAAGGGCGGGCACTACTTCGTGTGGGGTCGGTACTGGGTTCCGGAGGAGGCGGTTTCGCAGCGGACGCAGCGGGGCTCGGTGCCGTACCAGGCGTGGGCGGAGGCCGGTCTGGTGCAGGTAGTGCCTGGCGACGTGCTGGACTACGCGGTCGTCGAGGCCGATATCCTTGCCGACTGGCAGCGGTTCTTGCCGGCAAAAGTCGCGTATGATCCCTGGAATGCCAGCGACCTGGTGAATCGGTTGGTGGGGCACGGGCTGCCGATGGTGAAGTTCATTCAGGGTCCGCAGTCCTACCATCCGGCGATGCAGGAGCTGGAGCGGTTGTACGTCGGCGGGCGGCTGTCGCACGGCAACCATCCGGTCTTGACCTGGAATGCGGCGAACCTGATCACGCGGCGCAACGTGAACATGAACCTGGCGCCGGATAAGTCGCGGTCTCCGGACAAGATCGACGGGATGTGCTCCGTGCTCATGGCGCTCGGCGTGGCGTTGGTGGACGGGGTTGAGGCGGGCGATCCTGCGGGCTTCTTTGCGGATCCTGTGAGGGCATGACTCAGATGCGACGTTCGGTCTCGGTCCCGCTACGGTTCCGCGCGCGCGGCGGTCCGCGTGGCATCAAACGGTTTTTTCAGCCTTTCTACCAGACGGTATTCGGCGCGGTCCGGTCGACGTTCCGGCGCTGGGCGCCGGCCGACAGCGTGGCGGGGCCGGTCAACGAGTCGACGTCCTGGGGCGGCATCCGGATCAATCCGGAGACGGCGCTGCAGCTCTCCGCGGTGTGGGGTTGCGTATTCCGGTATGCGTCGGTCATTTCGACGCTGCCTCTTAAGCTCATGCGGGTCGGGGACGGCAACACGGCGACCGTGGCGGGCGAGCTGCCGCTGTACACCATCCTGCACGACCGGCCGAATTCGCAGATGTCCGCGTCCGTGTTCTGGCAGGCGATGGTCGCTGGCATGCTGACCTGGGGTGCGGCCTACGCGCGCAAGGTCAAGGTGGGCGGGCGGCTGGTAGCGCTGATCCCGCTGCGGCCGGAGTTCATGACGGTCGTGATGCTGAAGTCCGGCGTGCTCGAGTACCACTACGCGGCGGACGGGATGGAGGAGGAAATCCTCGGGGCCGAGGACGTGTTCGTGGTGCTCGATCGCACGATGGACGGCTACACGGGTCTGTCGCGGATCGAGTACGCGCGCAACTCGCTGGGCATGGCCATCGCGGGCGACCGGGCGGCCAGTAACTCGTGGCGGAATGGGCTACGCGCGTCGGGCTTCGTCACGGTCGGGCAATGGCTGACTCCCGAGCAGCGGACCGCCTACCGGACCGCCGTCCAGGCGTTCTCGGGCACGGGAAACGGCGACGCGGACGATCGGCAGGGCGGCGTGATGGTGCTCGAGAATGCGACCAAGTTCGAGCAGCTGACGCTGAAGCCGGCGGATGTCGAGCTGCTCGACTCGCGGCGGTTCTCGGTCGAGGAAATCTGCCGCTGGTACGACGTTCCCCCGGTCCTGGTCGGGCATGCGCCCGAGGGGCAGACCATGTGGGGCTCCGGCATCGAGCAGGTGATCTTGGGTTGGCAAAAGCTGGGGCTGGCGCCGATTGTCCGGCGGATCGAGCAGGAAATCTGGCGGCAGCTCCTGACTCCGGAGGATCAGAAGGTTCTGTTTGCGGAGTTCAACCTGGACGCGCTGATGCGTGGCGACTCGACGGCGCGCGCCGCGTTCTACTCGTCGATGTCGCAGAATGGCATCATGGTCCGCAACGAGATCCGGGCGCGGGAGAATCTCCCGCCGATTGAGGGTGGCGACGTGCCGACCGTCCAGAGTAGTCTGGTGTCGCTGGCGCAGCTGGTGGCTGGCGGGGCCAGTCCGGAGGCGGAACAGGTGCGATCGGCGTTGCGGGCGTTCCTGCAGGTGGAGCAGTCCCCGTCGGCGGCCGGTGAGGGCGAAAAATGAAGCGCAAGGTACGGGCGTTCCCGTTCGAGGTGCGGTCCGTCTCGGAGGCGGGCGAGTTCGAGGGCTACCTGTCGGTGTACGACAAGGTGGACTACTACCGCGAGGTGGTGGTCCCTGGGGCCTTCCGCGAATCGCTCGAGGAGTGGGCCGGCAAGGGTCGGCTGCCGCCGATCCTTTGGCAGCACCGTGCGGGCGAGCCGCTGGGGCCGTTCCTGGAAATGCGCGAGGACGATGTCGGGCTGTACGTAAAGGGGCAGCTCCTGGTCGCCGAAGTGCAGCGCGCGCGCGAGGCGCGGGCTCTCCTGAAGGCGGGCGCGATCGGTGGGATGTCCATCGGGTTCGACGTCGTCGAGGACGACTACGATTCGCGGGCTGGCATTCGGTCCCTTAAGCGGGTTAATCTGTGGGAGGGGTCGATCGTCACGTTCCCGGCCAACGAGGCGGCGCAAGTCGTCGCCGTCAAGGGTTGGGATGGCGATCTGCCGTCCATGTCGGAATTCGAGGACTTCCTGCGTGAGGCAGGTGGTTTTTCTCGGTCCCAGGCCAAGGCCATCGCCGGGCATGGTTTGGGAAAGCTCCTGCGTGAGGCAGGTGGCGAAGCGGCAAACAACGGGTCTGCGGTGGACGTCAAGTCGCTGCTGGCCGATGTCCGTGTCATCAGTCTGATCGAGGAGCTGAAGCTATGAACCAGGAAGAGAGGACTTCGCTGCTTGCGGGCATCCGCGAGGCGATGAAGGAGCGAGACGCCGAGGTGCTCGTCGCTACGAAAAAGGCGCAGGAGGATCTCGAGCGGTTCGGCAAGGTGCAGGAAGGCACCAAGGACGCGATCGCGGAGCTGTCCAAGAAGGGTCAGGAGCTGCACGACCGGCTGTTCGCGCTTGAGCAGAAGGTCGGCGAGCAGCGGTCTGCGGGCGCGCCGCAGCGCGAGAAGTCGGCGGGCGAGGTGTTCGTCGAGTCGCCGGAGCTGAAGGAGTTTGTGGCGGCGGGCGGTCGCGGCAAGGGGCGGGCGCACCAGCTCAAGACGATCACGTCGCTCACGGGCTCGGGCGGCTCTGGCATCTGGTCGACGCGCCTTCCGGGCGTCATCGAGGAGCCGCTGCGGCCGCTGACCATCCGTGCGCTGCTCGACCAGGGCACGACTGACTCGAACCTGATCGAGTGGGTCCGTGAAAACGTCTACACGTCGGCGGCGGACGTTGTGTCGGAGGGCACGCTTAAGCCGGAGTCGAACATCACGTACTCCCGCGAGGACGTGCCGGTTCGGACGATCGCGCACTGGATCCTGGCCACGCGCCAGGTGCTGGCGGACTTCAAGCAGCTGCGGACCCTGATCGACGGGCGGCTGACCTGGGGTCTGAAGATCGCGGAAGAGGATCAGCTCCTGCTCGGCGACGGCACCGGGGAGAATATCCTGGGTCTGATCCCGCAGGCGACCGTCTACTCTGGCGCCTACGCGAAGTCGACCGACACCTACATCGACGTGATCCGTCACGCGATCCTCCAGGTGCGGCTGGCGTTCTATCCGGCGTCCGGTGTGGTGCTGAATCCGGTGGATTGGCACAACATCGAGCTGACGAAGGACAACGAGAACCGCTACCTGATGGCGGCTCCGACTGGCCGCGCTCCGGCGATGCTGTGGGGTCTGCCGGTGGTCGAGTCCGACGCGATGCAGGTGGACGAGTTCCTGGTGGGCGCGTTCCGCATGGCGGCGACGGTGTTCGACCGCGAGCAGGCGTCGATCATGGTCTCGACGGAAGATGGCGACAACTTCCGCCGGAACATGGTTACGATCCTGGCGGAGGAGCGGCTGGCGCTGGCCGTTTCGCGGCCGGCGGCGTTCGTGCACGGTAACTTCCCGGCCGGCTCGACGACCTGAGCTCCGTAGCCACGCGCGCCCCCCTCGTGTGTGGCAGGTGGTGGCCGGCGGGACTGTGGTGGTCCCGCCGGCTTTTTTTTCGGAGGTGACATGCAAGTTCGGGCATTGCGATCGTTTCGCGGCCGGCTCGGGATGGTCCGGGCGGGTCTCGTGCTGACGGTGGAGGACACCTACGGTCGGGCGTTGGTCCGGCAGCGGTTGGCGGAGGAGGTGAAGCTCGCCGTGGCGGCGGCGCCGGTCAACGCGGCCGTGCGGCGCGCGCCGGAGACGCTGGAGCCGGAGGGAAACGTGCACGCTCGCAGCTCGGCGGTCCTGCGGGAAGGTGGCGAGGGGAGACCGTCGTCTGCGCGGCCAGCGGGCCGTCGCTCACGCAAGAAGACGTCGACTTCGTCCGGGGCCGAGCACGGCTGATCGTCGTCAACGCGACCTTTCGCATGGCTCCGTGGGCCTGCGCGCTGTACGCGGCGGACTTCCAGTTCTGGCGGGTCTACTGGCCGGAGATCCAGCGGGGGTTCCGTGGGGAGTGCTGGACGGTGTCCGAGCAGGCGCGATCGAAGTTCGGGCTCTACTGGATCCAGCATGCGCCGGATGAGGGGCTCGCGCGTGGTCCGGATCGGATCAACGGTGGCGGGAATTCTGGCTACCAGGCGATCGGGCTGGCTGCGCTGTTCGGCGCAGCGCGGATCATCCTCCTGGGGTACGACATGCAGCAGACCGGCGGGCGGGTGCATTGGCACGGGCGTCATGCTGGCGGGCTTCACAACGGAACCCACTACTCGCGGTGGTTGCCGCGTTTCGCGCCGCTGGCGCTGGACCTGGCGGCGGCTGGCGTCGAGGTTGTCAATTGCACGCGGGAGACGGCGCTGCGGGCCTTCCCTCGCGCCGAGCTGCGCGACGTGCTGGCGTGATCTCTTGGGTGATGACCACGGCGCCGCGGCCGGTCTCGACGATCCGGCGGTCCGTTGCGTCATTTCGCCAGGCGGGGTTCGACGGGCCGCTGCTCGTCGTGTCCGACGGGCTGCCGTCGGAGCCGCTGCTCGGGCCGGTCGAGCTGGTGGTCAACGATCCGCCACGCGGCGGGCTCAGGAATTGGCTGCACGCGTTTCGGCTGGCGGTGAAGCGGTCGCCGGGGTCCTGGGTGGGCGTGCTCGAGGACGACATCCTGTGGGCGGAGGGCGCTGCGGCGGCGCTTGATGCGGAGCTGGGGCGGCGCTGGCCGGCGGACGTGGGCTACCTGTCGCTTTACCTTGCGCGGAAGGTGTCGCGCGAGTTAGAAAGCAGGGGCGGCCGGCCGTTGCGGGCCGGCTGGCATGAGTCGCAGCTGGGCGGGCTGTGCTGGGGCTCTCAGGCGTACCTGTTCCCGCCGGGCATGGCGGGTCAGCTGGCGGCGTCGCGGGACTTCGAGGCGACCGTCCTGGGCTGGGTGAAGAACCGGAACCGGGACGGGATCATCTCGGGATGGCTGTCGAAGAGGGGGATGCGGCTGATGTACCGGGTGCCGTCGCTGGTGTCTCACGATCTCGGTTCGGCGAATTCATCGCTGGCGCCGAAGCCGGTGCAGCGCTCGCTGCTGTGCGACTACTGGACCGGGCGTCCGTGAGGCGGGTGTCGCTGGTCCTGGCCTACTACGACAATCCGGGCATGCTGGCTCGGCAGTTCGAGGCGTGGCGGGCCTGGCCATCCGGGGTTCGGGGCCGCGTGCGGTGCGTTGTGGTCGACGACGGGTCGCCGCGGTGGCCGGCGGTTGAGGTGCCGCGTCCGGGCGGGCTGCCGGAGCTGGAAATCTACCGGGTGCTCGAGGATCGTCCCTGGCATCAGGACGGGGCGCGCAACCTGGGGGTGAAGGTCTCGACGCCGGGCTGGCTCATCCTGACGGACATGGACCACGTGCCGTCCGTCGAGGTGGTGTTGTTCGCGCTGGGGTGCAAGTCGCCGCGCGTGTTCCGGACTCTGGGGCGGCTGGACGCGCCGGGCTCTGGGAAGCTCGAAAACCCGAAGCCGAAGGCGCCGCATCCGAATTCCTACGTCCTGCATTCCGACCTGTACTGGAAGGCGGGCGGATATGACGAGGATCTGACCGGCTACTACGGCACGGACGGGCAATTCCGGCGGCAGCTCCTGGCGGTAGGTGAGCACGAACATCGGGAAGAGCTGAAGCTGTGGCGGTTTTCTCGGGACGTGATCCCGGATGCCTCGACCACCACGCTGGTGCGGAAGTCGCCGGACCGTCCGGCGCAGCTCGAGGCGATCCTGGCGCGCAAGAAGGCGGCCGGCCGCGCGGGGCAGATCACGGTCCTGGACTTCGAATGGGAGCGGCAGCTGTGATCCGTTGGTGGCAGGGCGAGTGTCTGTGGTGGCCGGTCTACGATCGCTGGCCGCGGCGGACGCTCGACTACGTCCGCAAGCATCTGGCCGACCTGGGGCCGCTGCTCGAGCTGGCCGGGCCGGGCGCCGCGGATCAGCTGGTGGTGCAGGCGGGCGGGCACGTCGGGCAGTGGCCGGCCGTGCTGGCGCGGCATTTCGGGCGGGTGCTGACGTGCGAGCCGGACCCGGCGCTGGCGGAGTGTCTCCGGCGCAACCTGGCGGGGCTCCGGAACATCGAGGTGCACGAGCTGGCGTTGGCGCCTGTCGCCGGCCGGCTGCGGATGGTGCCGGATCATCGGGCTGGGTCCTGGGCCGTGTCGGCGACCGGGACGGTCGAGGTCGCGTGCGAGACGATCGACACGCTGGTCGGCGGCGCCGCGGTCGGCGCGATCGTGCTGGACGTGGAGGGCTATGAGCTGTCGGCGCTCGAGGGGGCGCGGCGAACGCTGGAGCGGTGCCGGCCGCTGCTGCATCTCGAGGTGTGGGCTCGCCAGCAGGAGGCGGTGGCTTGCTGGCTGCAGGCGGTTGGGTATCGGCGGCACATCCGGGTGTCGAAGGACGAGGTATGGGTGCCGGCCTGACGGCGACCTGGGGCTGGCGGAGCTGTCGCTGGTCGACCTGGCGGGGCGGCCAGCTCTGGTGCCTGGCGCGGGAGAAGGCGGCCGAGCGGCGGTGTGGGCTGTGGGAATACGAGCCGGGCACGGGTCCGGCGGAGGGCGCTGAATTGTGAGAATTTCGGACGGGTACAAGGCAGCGAACGTCGAGCTGCACGGGAAGTATCCCGGCTACGGGTCGAAGGGTCACGCGTGGGCCGAGCGGGTGATCGATTTGGTCCGGCGGCATCGGTGGCGGACGGTGTTGGACTACGGGTGCGGCAAGGGCTCGCTCCGGCGGGCGCTGCTGATGATCGAGCCGGGCCTCGAGGTGCGGGAATTCGACCCAGCGGTGCCTGGCAAGGATGCGGAACCGGAACCGGCCGAGCTGGTGGTGTGCACGGACGTGCTCGAGCACGTGGAGCCGGAGTGCCTGGACGAGGTGGTCGGTCATCTCGTGTCGCTTGGGACGGGCGGGGTCCTGGTGGCTGCGGCGTGCCGGCCGGGCAAGCGCCAGCTGGCGGACGGGCGGATGGATCATCTGATCGTCGAGTCGCCGAAGTGGTGGCGGCGCCGGCTGGCGCTGCACGGGAAGTTCCAGGAGGTTGCGGCGCTGCGGCAGCGCGAGTACGCGGCGCTCTTGGTGGTCTCGCCGTGAGCAAGGTCGCCGTCTGCCTGCTGACGTGCGACCGGCTCGCCTACACGCAGGAAACGGTGCATTCGTTCCTCCGCTGGAATTCCCAGGCGCCTTTCGTGCTCCTGCACGGGGACGATGCGTCCGATGACCGGCGCGTTCCGCGGTTCGCGCGCCAGGGCGGATTCGAGACCGTGGTCCAGTCGGAGCCGGGCGGCCGGGTTGGGGTCACGCGGATGGTCGAGCAGCTCGCTGCGGCGGTGGTGGGGCGCGGGATCGACTGGATGCTGCTGCTTGAGAATGACTGGCGGTGGGTGTGGTCGTTCCCGTGGCCGCTGTTCGAAGAGGCGCGCAAGCTGCCGGGGTTCCGGCAGCTGCGGCTGTACGGGCAGTTCAAGGAGGAGGGCGGGCGCCGGCCGTGCGGGACGCGGCATCGGGGGACCGGGGAGCCGGCCAACTGGCAGCAGTGGCGGGAGGCGCCGGAGCCGGCGGAGGTGGGCTCGATCCACTACGGGAATCCGCCGAGCGTGGTTCGCGCGCGGGACGTCCTGGACCTGGCGCGCGGTGCCGAAACGGAGGCGCAGATGATGGCGCGGTCCTGGGTCGATGGCGGGTTGACCGTCCGGCCGCTGAAGCCGCGGGTCTACCACATCGGTTTCGAGCGCACTCCCAGGCGGGCTTGTGCAGTCTAGGCTGGGCTCCGCGGCGGAGGCCGTGATCAACGTCCTGGTGGGCTTCGGCGTGGCTTGGGCGGCGAACCTGGTGGTCCTGCCGGCATTCGGCTATCCGGTGTCGGCTGGCGAGGCGTTCTGGATGGGCGGCGTGTTCACGGTGCTGTCGCTCGTGCGGTCCTACGCGCTGCGGCGGCTGTTCAATCGGCTGCACAGGGGGGTGTGATGCTGTCGGTCGTGTGCTGGAAATGGCGCCCGAAGGCGCGGTATCGGTCGGAGTTTGGGCCGGAGCAGGTAAATGTGCTCCGGCGGATGGTGGCGCGCTGCTACGCGCGGCCGCATCGGTTCATCTGCGTCACCGACGATCCGGCTGGGCTCGATCCGGGGATCGAGGTGCTGCCGCTGTTCGGGGACTTCGAGGACGTGCCGTCGCCGCATGGCGGGGTTAATCCGAGCTGTTACCGGCGGCTGCGGCTGTTCCATCCGGATGCTGCGCGGTGGTTCGGGGAGCGGGTGGTGTCGCTGGACCTGGACATGGTCCTGGTCGGTGACGTCGCGCCGCTGTGGGACCGTCCCGAGGACGTGGTCCTGTATGGGGATACCGCGCGCGGCACGCCGTACAACGGGTCGATGCTGCTGCTCCGGACTGGGTCGCGGCCGCGGGTGTGGACGGAGTTCGATCCGGTCCGGTCGCCGCAGCTCGGGCGGGCGCGGGGGTACATCGGGTCCGACCAGGCGTGGCTGGGCGTCGCGCTCGGGCCGGGCGAGCCGACATGGTCGGCGGCGGACGGGGTGTACTCCTATCGGAACGAGATCAAGCCGCGCGGCGGGCTGGTGCTGCCTGCGAATGCTCGCATTGTCGTATTCCACGGCCACGTCGATCCGTGGCAAGCTGCGACTCGGCGTCGCTATCCGTGGGTCCGGGAGCACTACCGATGACGTGGGTGTCGCTGGAAGAAGCGAAGGAGCAGGTGGCCATCGAGGTCGACGAAACGTTGCACGACGCGCGCTTGGCGCGCTTGATCGCGGCGGCGGAGCGGTGGGCGGAGGGGTTCCTGAATCGGTCCCTGGGCGACCTGGTGGAGTCTGGTGAATCTCCGCCGGCTGTCCCCGAGGACGTCAAGTCGGCGCTGTTGCTGCACGTCGAGTGGGAATTCGACCGGGACACCCAAAATGGGGACATGCTCCTGCAGCGGGCGCACGATCTGCTCTGGCCATACCGGGCGGAGGTTTCGGTGTGAAGCGGCCGGGCTGCTCGGCGTGCGCGCGCCGGCGTGAGGCCGCGAGGGCGGCCGCGCTGGCGGTTAGCGTGCTGGCCGGGCGGGTCGCGCGGGCGGTCCGGCGGAAGGGGTCGCGGCGGGAGGCGTGATGGACTCGGGTAAGCTCCGGCATCGGGTGGTGCTCGACCGGCGGGTCTACGTCCAGGGCGCTGGCGGGTCGACCGAGCACGTCTACGTCGAGGAGGCAACCTGCCGGGCTGAAATCGTGGCGGTGTCTGGGCGGGAATACTTCGCGGCTGCGCAGGTGCAGTCGGAGGTGTCGACGAAGATCCGGATCCGGTGGCGGGCGGGGGTCGACTCGACCTGGCGGGTGCGGGTGGTGCAGCCGAATGACTCGCCGGCCGAGGAGGACTGGTACGACGTGGTGTCGGTCCTGCCGGATGCGCGGTCGGGCCGGCGGTGGCTGTGGCTGATGTGCGTGCATCGGTTTGCGGAGGGCGTTCGTCGTGGCGACTGAAACCTTCGGGGCGATGGACTTCGAGGGGTTCGCGGAGCTGTCCGCGAAGCTCTCCCAGCTCGCCGATCCGAAGGACCAGAAGAAGGCGCTGGCCGAGGCGGTCAGGACGCCGATGCGGCAGGTGATGCTGAAGGCGCGCGGGAACCTGACGGGGCGCAAGATCTCGCCTGGCAATCGCAAGCTCCACCTAACCTACCGGGGTCGGTACGTGTCGTCGGGCTTCGCGTCTCGAAACCTGCGCGTGATCGTCAAGCATTCCCGGCAGCAGAAGGGGTCGGCGACCGCGATCCTGAGCACGCGGAAGGAGGCGTACTACGTGCTGCAGTTCCACGAGCTTGGCACGCGGAATCTGCGAAAGCGCGAGTGGCTGGTGCCAGCGTTCGAGTCGGCGGGCGGTGAGATGGTGCGCGGCGTCGGGGCGGTCATGCGGGCGCGCATCGATCGGATCGCCAAGGCGCGCGCGGCCGGCGCCAAGCCGGGCACGATCCGGCCTCCGCGGGGGTCGCGCTGATGTTCCGGGAGGCGCTGTTTGCGGAGCTGGCGGCCAACTCGGGCGTCGCGGCGCTCGTCGAGGGTGCGGCTGGCTTCTACCGGATCCACTGGCAGCAGGTGCCGCAAAAGATACCAGCGGGCGCGGCGCAAATGCCTGCGCTGGTCTATGAGGTCTCCGGGGTGCAGCGGACCGTGCGATACTGCGGCACGGATCGGCGGGTGCGCACGGCCGTGACGATCGACTGCTACGCGGTTCGGGAGGCGGATTCCTGGGCGTTGGCGGATGCCGTGCGTGGTGCGCTGCAGGATTTCCGGGGTATGCTCGGCGGCACGGTCGACGTCTCCTGGGCCGGCTGCGAGTCTGAGCTCGATGGGCAGGACGTCGAGCCTGGGCTGTATCGGGTGACTCAGTCCTGGGTGTTCTGGAATCTGGAGGCTTGAAATGGCCAGCGAAGATAGCCTGATTGGCAATGACTACGTCCTGCAGCTCGAATCGTCGGACTCGCCGGGCGTGTACGTGGACGCGTGTTCGATCTTCGACGTCTCGGGGCTTGGCGAAACGAAGCCGCTGGTGGACGTCACCACCTACTGCGATGACGCGCGGGCCTTCCGCAACGGGCTGCGCGAGGGTAACGAGGTCACGCTGCAGGGAAACGTGATTCCGTCGGCGGCGGACGTCGAGCAGCTGTTCGCGGCCTATGACGCGGACACGGTGGCGAATTTCCGTTTCGCGCGGAAGGACTCGCCGTCCGTCAGCTACTACGGGTTCTCGGCGACCATCCTGTCCTGGAACATCGCGCCGCCGATCGGTGACAAGATCGTGATCTCGTTCACCATCAAGATCTCCGGCGGTGTGACGCGGGTGGGTCTGTGAGTTCGGTTCGGGATCGGCTGCTGAAGGCGGCAGCCATCCGGCGGCGCTCGGTGGTCATCGACGGCGAGTCTTTCGACGTGGTCGAGGTGGGCTCGCAAGCGTTCTCGGAGTACGGCGCGCTGGTCCGCGAGGGCGACCGGTTGGCGGGCGTCGCTCGGCTCTTGCAGGCGTGCGTGGTCGACGAGGCTGGCCTGCCGGCGCTGTCGGAGGAGGACTCGGCGCTGGTGGCCGGCAATGCGCGGGTCTGCATGCCGCTGCTGAATGCCATCATGGAGCTGTCCGGGTTCTCTGACGAGGCGGAGGGCGGTGGATCCTCTCGCTCTGACGCCAGTCGAGCTGTTCGACCATCGGCTGGCCGCGCTGCTCGGTCGAACGGTCGAGGAGATGCGCGCGTCGCTGAGTGAGCGGGCGTATCGAAAGTGGCAGGCGTATTGGTCGGTTGAGCCGTGGGGTCCTTGGCGCGACAACCTGCACGCGGCGATTATTGCGCGCGAAGTCAGGCGTCCGTACACGCGTCGCGGTGTGACTCTGGCGCTCGAGCCGTTCATGCTGCAAGCTCCGGAGGCGCGCGCACAGGCGGCGACTGACAAGTTCGCGGCCTGGCTGGGCGTGATGGCATCGCGTTCCGGGGGTGCGTCGTGACCGATCTTGCGAAGCTGGTAGTCAAGCTCGAGGCGCAGACCGCCGATTACATGCGGAAGCTGGACGCTGCCGAGAAGAAGCTCGGGCGGTTCAGCAAGCAGTCGGGCGTGACGGCTGCATCCATTGGGAAGGGTCTAGCTGGCGCGGCTGTAGCTGCGGCTGGCTCTTTCGCGTTCCTGGCGCGCGGCACGGTCGATGCGCTGGACCAGTTCGACGACATGCGGCAGCGGACGGGCGTCGCGGCCGACGTGCTGTCAGAGCTGGCTTACGCGGCGAAGCTCTCGGGCTCGTCCATCGAAGGGCTGCAGCGAGGGTTGACGCTGCTGTCGCGCAACCTGTCGGCGGCGGCCGAGGGGCTGAAGGAGCCGTCGGAGGCGTTCGGCGCGCTCGGCGTGGCGGTCACGGATGCGCGCGGCGTCCTGCGTCCGGTGGACGACGTCCTTGGCGACCTGGCAGATCGCTTTGCGGCGATGGAGGACGGGACGACCAAGACCGCGCTCGCGCTGCGGATCTTTGGCAAGTCCGGCGCTGAGCTGATCCCGTTCCTGAATAATGGGCGCGATGGCCTGGCCGCCTTTCGCGCGGAGGCGGCGGCGCTCGGGTTGACCGTGTCGAATGAGACCGCGATGGCGGCGTCCCAGCTGAGAGACAACATGGACCGTCTGAAGGCAGCCGGCCAGGGCGTGGCGAATCAGCTGGTGACTGAAATGCTGCCGACCTTCATCGCGCTGACCGATCGCTTCATCGCGAGCGCGAAGAACAGCGGCGCGCTGGAGGTGGCGGTCAAGACGCTGGGCATCGCGTTCCGCGGGCTGGTTTCTGCCGGCGTCATCGTCAGCTCCGTGTTTGAGCAGGTGGGCCGGCTCGTCTATGGCGTGGCGATGGCGGTTTTCAACGTCGCGCGCGGCGAGTTCCGGCTGGCGGCCGAAGAGCTGGGCGACGCGTTTTCGTCGGTGCAGTCGAACGTCGCGCAGGATCTCGAAACGCTGGCGGCCGTGTGGGATGACCAGGTGCCGGCTGTGGCGGCGACCGCGGCGAAGATGGACGCGGCGCTTGAGGACTCGATCGTGTTCTCGCCGACGAAGGCGAAGGGCAAGGCGCGCGACGCGGCGGCCGAGGCGCTGTCCGAGCTGGAGAAACTGGCGGCCGGCCTCGAGCAGCAGGTGGCCACCTACGGCATGGCCGATTCGGCGGCGCTGGCGTACCGGGCGACCCAGGGGGACTTGGCGCAGACGTTCCGGGATGCCGGCGCGGCTGGGGCGCCGTACCTGCAGCGGCTCATCGAGCTGACGACCCAGCTGGAGGAAATCGGCGCGAAGTCGGAGGCCGCGCGCGAGCGGGCTGCGGAGTGGCAGGCGGTGCTGGATGAAGGGGCGCGGGTGACGGAATCCGTGCGCACGGCGGCGGAGGTGTACGCGGATGAGCTGGACCGGCTGCAGCAGCTGCTCGAGCTGGGCGCCATCTCCCAGGACACCTACAACCGCGCTGCGGCGGGCGCGAAGGAAGCCTTCGAGAAGGCAAGCGAAGGCGCGGGCGCGTTCGCGGACCAGGCGATGCGCAATGCCCAGGATGCGCTGGCGGATTTCCTCACGGACCTATCGAAGGGCAAGGACGTGCTGGAAAACTTCGGCCAGGCGTTGCTCCGGATCGCCGCGAACGACCTGGCGCAGCAGCTGTTCGGGTTGTTGGGCGCGGGCTCTGGCGGCGGCGGTGGGCTGTTCGGGGGAATTGCCAGCAAGGTCGGCGGGTTCCTTGGCGGCGTGTTTGGCGGCACGATGGACAACGGTGGGCGCGGGTATCCCGGTAAGGCGTACCTGATCGGGACGGGCGCCCAGCCGGAGATGTTCGTGCCGGATCGTCCGGGTGAGTTCGTGCCAGCCGGCGCGGCCGGCGGTATGTCGGTGGTGCAGAATTTCAGCATCGTGGCGCCGGCCGGGACCGTGACGCGGCAGACCGAGCAGCAGCTCGCGGCGGCGGCCGCGCGTGGGCTGGCGCAGGCGGGCCGGAGGGGTAACTGATGACCGACTTCCTTGAGGATCCGCCGTTCCCGCGCTGTCCGTCGTTCGGGTTCACGTCGGAGCCGATGTACGACGTCACCGTCGTCACTCGTGGTGGCGGGTTCGAGAAACGCAACCGTAACTGGCAGCGACCGCGGCATCGGTACACGGCGGTGGTTGGGCCGCGCGCGCAGGCCGACGTCGAGGCGGTGCTCGAGTTCTATCACGCGGTCGGTGGGCGCGCTGTTGGGTTTCGGTTCTCGGACGGGAACGACTACCAGTCGGCGTCGCTCGGTTCGGTCGTGTCGCCGACGGACCAGCCGCTGGTGCTGGTCACGGGTAGCTCTCCGGAGGAGTACCAGCTCGTCAAGCGGTACACGGCTGGTGTGCTGTCCCAGGATCGGGAAATCGTCAAGCCGGTAGCGGGGACCGTCCGGATCGCGGATGCCGGGGTGGAAAAGGACGAGATGTACGACTGGACGCTGGACTATGCGTCTGGTCGCGTGACGCTGAATTTCATGCCGGTCGGTGTGCTGACCTGGGGTGGTGAGTTCGACGTGCCGGTCCGGTTTGATTCCGAGCTGCCGGTCGAGCTGCAGAATCGGCAGATCCTGTCGGCATCTTTCGTGCTGATGGAGCTGCGCCCGCAGGAGTTCCTGCCGTGAAAACGATACCAGCCGGCCTGGCGACGCGGCTTGCGCAGCGGGTTACGTCGCTCGTGGTGTGCTGGCGGGTCACGCGGCAGGATGGGGAGCTGCTGCTCGGCACGCAGTCTGATGTCGATGTGGTGGTTTCGTCTGGCTCGCTGGCTGGGACCTACGTCGCGAAGACCGGCGTGGCCGGGAGCGGCGTGGAATCCACTAGCGACCTGTCTGTGGATAACCTGGAGGTAGACGGCGCGCTCGACGATGCGCTTGTGCTGACCGGGTTGTCGGCGGCCGACCTGGAGGCCGGCTTGCTCGATCAGGCGGAGGTGGTGCTGTTCCTGGTGGCAGCCGAGGCGCCGGACGATGGCCAGCTCGTGCTGCGGCGCGGGTCGATCGGTAACGTGACCTGGACTTCTGAGGCGTCCTACCGGGCCGAGCTGCGCGGCTTGTTCCAGTATTTCTCGCAGATCCCGATCCGCACCTACGGGCAGGCGTGCGACGCGGAGCTGGGTGATGCCAGGTGTGGGGTCAATCTGGCGCCGCTGGAGGTGGTTGGGACGGTCACCGCGATCGCTTCGCGGCGGCGGTTCGACGCCATTTCTGGCAGCTCGCCGGTGCCGACCGAAGGCGATTTCGTCGGCGGGCTGCTCGAGTTCACGACCGGGGCGAATGCCGGCTACCGGCGGGAAGTGAAGGACGACGCGGTCCTGGGGACCTGGGGGCAGATCGAGGTGGCGGAGGCGTTTCCGGAGGAGGTGGTTCCTGGCGACACGTTCGTGGTCCGTCCTGGCTGCGACAAGTCGCTGGCGACGTGCCGTGATCGGTTCGCCAATCTGCTCAATTTCCGCGGGCACGGGGTCTACGTGCCTGGGCAGAATGAAATCTTGAAGGTGGGCGGGCAGTGATCCCAGCCGAGGCGGTGGTGTCTGCTGCGCGCGGGTGGCTTGGGGTGCCGTACCTGCACCAAGGTCGCAGCCGGTTTGGCGTCGACTGTCTTGGGCTGGTGCTCGAGGTTGGGCGCGAGCTGGGCTTCCTTCCTGGTGATCTTGACTACCAGGGCTACGGGCGCCAGCCGTTGCGATCGTTCCTCGAGGCGCGGGTGCGCGAGCATTGCGCTGCGATCGACGAGCCGCGGCCGGGGGCGCTTGTGGTCATTCGGTGGTCGCAGGTGGCGGCGCATCTGGCGATCGCCACGGATGCGACGCTGGTTCACGCGTGTGCGTCGCGGCGGATGGTGGTCGAGCACGGTTACCGGGGCGTGTGGCGTCGGCTGACGCATTCGGTGTGGGCGTTGCCAGGGGTCTCGTATGTCTAACGTCGGGCAGGCCGCGCTCACGATCGTCGGGCTCGGCGTCGGATTCCTGACCGGCAATCCGGCGCTCGGGTTCTACATCGGCAACCTTGCCGGCAACGTCCTATTCCCGACGAAGCTGCCGGGCGTTCAGGGGCCGCGGATCGGCGAGCTGAACGTCCAGACGTCGACGATCGGCGGTCCGATCCCGAAGGTCTACGGGACCTACCTGGTTGCGGGCAACGTCATCTGGTCGGGCGGGCTGCAGGAGATCGCAACGACCGAGGAGGTGGGGGGCAAGGGCGGGCCGTCGCAGTCCGTAACCACCTACGAGTACACGGTGTCGATCGCGGTCGGGCTGTGCGAGGGACCGATGGCGGGCGTCCGTCGAATTTGGGCGGACGCGGATCTGATCTACGACGCGTCAACTCCGTCTGCCTGGGACGGGCTGACTGCGGAGCAGATCCTGGCGCTGATCGCGCTCGGGCAGGATTCGCTGCTCTACCAGCAGGCGGCGAACGCGAGCCTTGCCAGCATCCTCGAGTTCTATCCTGGGTCTGAGACGCAGCTGCCGGATCCCACCATCGAGTCCTACGAGGGCGTCGGCAACGTGCCGGCCTACCGCGGGCTGTGCTACCTGGTCCTGCGGGACTTCAACGTCACCAAGTACGGAAACCGCATTCCGAATATCCGCGTCGAGGTGTTCGATGCGGGGGCGCAGGACTGCCAGCAGGTGACCGAGCGGTCCAACGAGGTGCTCTATCCGTGGATCAAGGCCGACTATCCCGTCAATCCCCGCAACAAGCACGAGGTGCGCATCGGGTTCGTTCCAGGCGTGGTGGCGTCGGGTGTGGTGCCTGGTGTCTACGAATCGGTGGAGGACGCGACGGCGGCGGCGCAGTCGGCGTCGGGTCGGACCTTCCCGGTGTACTCCGGCTACGCCAACAACGGCGACGATCCGGATCGGACGGGGCGCGTCAATCGGGTAGGTCTGGCGCCAAGCTTCGACGTCCGGGACGGGCTCGTGCTCTCGCTGCTGTTTTCGCAGAAGGAGTACGAGCGCCAGGTGAAGCGGGTTGGCGCTTTAAGTGATGATCTTTCGCCGTCCAACGGGTTTTTGCTCGGCTCGACCTGGTGGTACAACGGATCCTTCCTCAAGGGGACATGGGGCGGCGGCGGCGGCGTCGTGCACGGCTGGCCGATCGCGCTGCAGTCGTCGCAGGCGCACAAGCCGGAGTGGGACATCTTGGTGACGGGTGTGGTCTCGCGTGGCTATTGCTACGTGCTCGACTACGACCTGATGCTGCGCATCCGCCGAGTTCCGCGCGCTCCGCCGGGTCCGGTGGAGTTGGGCGGTGTGCCGCTGCAGGGTTCGACGGATTGGTACGCCATGCCGGATGGCTCGGTGCAGTCGGGTGCTCCGTGGACGCGCGTCGCCGGGACTTGTAAGGTGCTGCAGCGGTATCGCCTCTCGTTTACCAGCAAGACGACCATTGCCGCCTATCCGTTGGGGCCGGTCCGCGTTCCGTCTGACGCCACCTATAACGACGCGGCGTTCTGGACCGCTGCTTACGAGGCTGCGGTGGCGGCCGGGGACATGAAGGCGGGGCTGGTGTACGGGGTGGATTATCCCGAGGTGCAGTCCTACTACTACGAGCGCACCTACGATCTGTGCTTCGCGGACGGGGATCCGATCTCGCTGGCGGATATCGTCGACGACATCTCGGTTCGGGTGGGCGTTGCGGACGCGGACGTCTCGGACCTGCAGTCCATCGAGGTGCACGGGTACGCGATCACGCGGCAGATGTCCGGGCGGGACGCCATCGAGCCGCTGCGGTCCTACGGGTTTTTCGATGCGGTCGAGTCGGGTGGTACGGCTAAGTTCGTGACGCGCGGCAAGTCGTCGGTTGCGACCCTGACGGAGGAGGATGTGGCGGCGCATCCGGCTGGGGAGGCGCGGCCGCCGGCTGTCAAGGTGACGCGCGGGCAGGACGTGGAGCTGCCGGTGCAGATGCGGGTCCACTACGCGAATCCGGAGCGGGATTACGAGCCGGCGGAGCAGTTTTCGTCGCGGCTGGCGACGCAGTCGGCGCATCGCGTGGATCTCGAGCTTGCGATCGCCATGTCGGACGCAAAGGCGGCGCAGATCTCCGAGGTGCTGCTGTACGAGGCGTGGGCGAATCGGATGGGCTACGCGTTCACTCTGGACGCGGACTGGCTGGCGCTCGATCCTGGTGATGCGGTGGTGCTTCCAGTGTCGGGTCGCTCGGAGCGGGTGCGGATCACGCGGGTCACGTATCTGGCGCCGTTGCTGATCCAGATCGACGCGGTTCGGGACGATGCTGGGGTTTACGACTCGTCGGCGGTTGGAGTGCCTGGGCAGGGCACGGGCTCGGCGTTCAACTACACGGGCCCGTCGGAGCTGGTGCTGCTCGATCTTCCTGCGCTGCGGGATGCTGATGACGACGGTGGGTTCTACGCTGCCGTCCGTCCGGTCATCAACGTCGGGAATTGGCGCGGTGCAGCGATTTACCGATCCGTCGATGGCGGCGCGTCGTTTTCATTGGTCGCGTCGAGCACTACCGCGGTTGTCATGGGCGTGCTCGTGGCGGACTCCGGGTCGGCTCCGGCGACGGTGGTCGATGACGGCGGTTCGTTGCTGGTGCACATCTACAACGGCACGCTCGAATCGCGGACGGAGGAGGCGGTGCTGTCCGGGGCGAACACGGCGGCGATCGGCGCGCACGGGCGATGGGAGATCGTCCAGTTCCGGTCCGCGGAGCTGGTAGGGCCAGGGCTCTGGCGGTTGACGTCGCTGCGCCGCGGCCGGCGGGGCACGGAGCATGCCATCGGAGAGGCGGTGGCCGGCGATGCGTTTGTGCTGTTGTCGGCTGGCGGGCTGGTCCGAATCTACCAGGACGACGCCAGCATTGGTTCGGCCAGGCAGTTTAAGGTCGTTACGTTTGGCGCGTTGCCGTCCGGCGAGGACCCTGTTCAGGACTTCGTCGGCGCTGGCGTGGCGCTTAAGCCGTTCTCGCCGGTGTTCCTCGAGGCGGTGCGGGAAGACGACGGGGACGTCCGGATCTCCTGGATCCGGCGCGGCCGGCTGTCGCAGGAGCTGCGGGACGGGGTGGAGATCCCGCTGTCGGAGGCGTCCGAGGCGTATGAGGTCGACATCGTGTCCGGCGGGGTGGTCCTGCGTACCCTGTCCGTGACCGAGCGGCTGGCGACCTACACCTACGCGCAGCAGCTGGAGGACTTCGGGTCGCCGTTCCCGCCGTCGATCGACGTGCGGGTGTACCAGCTGTCGGCGGTGGTCGGGCGCGGCTACGTCGCCGAGGCGACGGTGCTGATTGAGCTCGATCCGGACCTGGTCGGCGGGGTGCCGGTGTTCGATTCTGACGCCATCATCGTGACCGGCGAAACGAAGGACGGCGATGAGGCGGAGGCGTTGATCTGGGCGGTCCAGGGGTCGAACACGCGGCGTTCGGACCGCGGTTTCGTCGGCGACGGGTACGAGTTCCGCATCTCGTGCTCGTCCGGGCTTCCGGCCTGGGTGACGGCCGGCTCGTCCCAGCCGGTGACGCTGCGGGCCACCATCGAGCCGTATAGCGGTCCGCGGAATGCGACGGCCGACCGTCTCGTCTCGCTATGCGTGAATGACGCGACCGCGAATCCTAAGCTCGAGCTGGCGGTGGTTTCGGACGTTACGGATTCGGTCGAGCTGATGGTGGCGGCGCGGGCGTACACGGGGTCGATGCAGACGCAGCGGTTGTTCCGTCGCAAGTGGCGGTTCCATTGGCAGTTCCCGATCAAGACCTTGAGCGGGTATCGCGCGCGGCCGCAGGCGGTCCTGCCGCTGCTGAATGGGACGGTGCTCGTGTCGGCGCATTACGAAAACCAGTTCTCGGTCGCCTACCAGTGCGAGCGGGAATCGGGCGCGGTGCTCGGGTCGTTCGAGTTTGACAGCGTGACCGCCTACCACGTTAATGCGCTGGCGCGGCGGGCGTTGGACGGGACGGTGTGGTTCGACGGGGACGACAAGGTACTGCGCCGGCTGGACGTCGATGCGTCGCTGGCGTCTGGAGCGGCGGTGGTCACGGGGACCTTTGACTGCACGGCGATGGCGGCGCTGTCCGGCATCGAGTGGGTGGTAATCGACGGGCATGAGTATCTGCTGCTTGGGGAGTACGCCACGATCGGGACTCCGTACCTGTACGTCATCGCTGCGGCGGATGTGGTGCTTGGCGGCACGTTCGTTCTGGCGGACCGGGTTAAGCGGTTGCAGCTTCCGCTGCGGTGTCAGGGGCATGCCTATCTCGATGGGCTGCTGTGGCTGTCCGTGTCCGTGAACCCGAGCGGCGGGCGCGTGTATCCGGTGCTGCTGGACGATTTCATCGCGTCCGGCGTGGACGGCGATGCGTGGACGGCGTGGGCGGAGCGTCCGGGGGACGCGGCGCCGCGTCCGCCGACGGCGTATGCGCAGGACTGCAAGTTCGATGGGCAGGGCCGGCTGTGGATGTGCACCGAGGGCTTGGCTGGCGTCGATGATGCCGACGAGTTCTTGTGCGTGTGGTCGTCGGCGCTCGGGGAGGCGGAAGAAAACACGGTGCAGCTGCGCTACGACGGCGCCAGCTCCGTGCATATCCTGGTCAACGATCGGCTGTTCGTGACGAAGGCGTGGACTCCGACGTCCGTGCCTGGTGTGGTGTCCATCCTGGGGCCGCCGACCGGGTCCGCGTCCCAGACCGGGGGCTTCGCGGCTGCGCGGGTGTGGAACGTGGTGATCCAGGAGTCCGATCTTGTCCTGGAGGACTTTTCCGGGCGGTCTACCATTTACGCGCAGGAAGTAGCGCAGGTGTGGGATCTTTCGCTGTTGAATGCGGACGCGGCGGAAGCGCCAGGGGCCGAGTGGGACGTTACCGTCGGCGAGTTGGTGCGTCAGTCGAATGCCTCACCGTATCTGCGCGGGCAGGGCGCGCAGTCGTTCTTTGGCGGCACGTCGGCGCTTTCGACGGCCGTGCAGCGGGTCGATTTGCTCGATCTGTTCCCGGATGACTTCGAGGATCTCGAGACGAACAATCCGCAGCTGTGGCTGGTCGCGGAGTGGCTGACGTCGTCGTGGCCGTCGCAGTCGGATCGCATGGACCTGACGCTGTTGTTTTACGACGTCGACGGCGTGCTGATCTCGAGCTCGGCGGCGCCTTCTTTTGTGCCAAATCAGGGAGCTACCTTTATCTGGCGGTCCTACGGGTTCGCGTTCCCGGCCGGGACGCGCTACGTTGACGTCCAGGTGGACATGGTGCGCACGGACGGCACGAACAATAATGGGCATTGGGATGACCTGAAGGTCCGACTCTACGGAGCGCAGTAATGACGACGCCAATCCTTCAGTTGCGTGAGCTGCAGCAGTCGCAGTCGCAGCCGCATCTCATCCTGAACGAGGGGCTGCGCCGGCTCGAGGCTGCGTGCAACATCTCGGTGGTATCGATCGGGCTCAACGTTCCGCCGGGCTCAGTTGCCGACGGTGCGGTGTACATCGTGGGAACGGCGCCGACTGGCGCGTGGGCTGGGCACGCGGATAAGGTGGCGCTGGTAATCGGCGGAACGTGGCAGTTCCTTGAACCGATCGCAGGCTGGATCGCGTTCAACCAGGGCAGCTCGCCGGGTGCGTTCTACTACTACGACGGGTCGGCGTGGACGGTGCTGCAGCTCGGTGGCGGTGGCAGCGGAACGTTGCGGTTTCAGCTCGCGTGCTCGGACTTGGTGAATCCTTTGGAGGCGTCGACGAATGTCGCTTATTTCCGCGCGCCGGAGGCGTTCACAATCACCGCGGTTCGCGCGTCGCTTCTGGTGGCCAGCTCGTCGGGCGACGTGGTCGTCGACATTCAGAAAAACGGCAGCACCATTCTTGGCTCGGCGATGCTGGTGATCGACGCGACGGAAAAGACCAGCGTGACCGGGCCGGCTGTTTCAATCGTCGATGCGTCTGTGGTGGATGATGACGAGATCACGGTGGAGATCGTGTCCCCTGGCGATTCGCCTGCGACCGCGATCGGGCTGATCGTCACGCTGCTCGGGGATCCGGTGTGAGCATCCAGCTGATCAATCCGTACTATCGCGGCATCGGTGATGTTGTCGTTCCGCCGGAGCCGGCGTTCGAGTTTTCGGGCGTGCTGGTGACGCTGTCCGTCGATGATGTGAGTGCTCCGCCGATCGGCTGGGATGTCGAGGCGTATGACGTTGGCGGGTGGCATGACGCGGTCACGAACATTGACCGGCTGACTGTCCCGTCGGGCGTGTCGTTGGTTGAGGTGGCGTGGTGCGGGTACTCTGCCGGCGTTCAGCAGTTTTACAGCGAGATATTTCTCGACGCCGCGTCGATGGGCTCGGCTGGCGGGATTCGTCAGCTGGTCAAGACGGGACTGAGTGGGTACACCTACGGCGGCTTGTCCAGCGGTCCGCACGTGGTGACGCCGGGGCAATACTTCACGGTCAATTACACGCAGGCGTCCAATGTGCTGAACCAGTCGGATTACTCGTGGTTTGCCGCGTGCGCGCTCGACCCTGACACGCGCTACGTGCGGCTCGGGCGCTCTAGCACGTTCACGATGACGGCTGGTAGCACGACCGTGGTGGCATGGAATGTGGAAGTCGCGGACGTCGGTGGTTGGGCCGATCTTGGGGTCTCGGCGACAGACGTTGTTGTGCCGTCTGGTGTGAGCTGGGTGATTGGTGAGTTCGGGTTCAGGGTCACGTCTCCGGTTTCGACCTCCGAGCAGCTGCTGGCTGCGATCAGACTCAACGGCTCGCTCGTCTGCAATCGGGACGTGGAGGGCATCGGCGCGACTGGTGAGACGATTAACGGGTGTTCGATCAGCTCTGGTCTGTTGCAGGTGTCTGCTGGAGACGTGCTCACCGCGGACTATTTCACAACCGGCGCCGAGACGTTTTCGACCTTGTCGACGTTCACGGTTCGTGAGGTGCTGGACGTTCTTGGCGCGTGCAGGGCGACCAAAGGCTCGAGCACGCAGTCGATTACCGCGAACACCAACACGGCGGTTGAGCTGGGCGCTGAGGCGTTTGATACCGATGCGGCGCATGATACGTCTGTCAATCCGTCCCGGATTACGGTGCCGGCCGGCGTGACTCGCGCGCGGTGTTGGTTCGGTGTGAGGTTCCAGTCGACGACGGGTCAGACGCGCGCTTGGGTTATGAAGAATGGCGCGAGCGCGGTCGGGCTGCCAGCCTACGGGAACGTCACGGCTGGGCAGAATTACTTGACTGGTGCTGGTGCCTGGGTGGACTGTTCTCCTGGGGATTACTTCGAGTTGTTTGTCCGGTCTAATGTCGGGACGACCATTAACAACGATGCCCAGACGTTCCTGTGCGTGCAGTTCGGCTAGGCGCGTCAGCTGGATGTTGGCATCTGCAACTGGCGGGGGAGTGGCGGCGGCGTCATCATAGGGCTGTTCTTCAAGGGGTATGCCCATGATCCGAGAAGTCGTCGGCGAGCTGTTTCCGCCGGGAGTACCGCAGTTGGTGCGTTGGCGCTTGGCCATGTTCGCGTTCTGCGTGTTCGTCACGTTCCACATCGCGTGGGCGTGCGGGCTGTTACCTGGGTTCTCCGGGTTCGCAGCCGAGGCGCAGGTAAAGGCGGTCGAGGACAAGGTTGACACGATCCTGAAGCTGCAGATTGAGGCGCGGTTGCGGGATCTGAAGTCGGAGAAGTGTCGCGCGGCGTCGGAACCGTTGAAGCGGCTCCTGCAGGCGGAAATCGACAACCTGCAGCATCAGCACAAAAAGCTGGACGGGCTGGTGTACGTGTTGCCGAATTGCGCGGTCATCGTTGCAGCAGGGGATGGCGGCGAATGAGCTGGCGGTACTTCCGAGTCGAGGAGTTCGCGTGTCGGCATTGTGGGGCGAATCTCATCTGTCCGGACTTCGTCGACAAGCTGGACGCGTTGCGGGCGCAGGTCGGGTTTGCGCTGCCGGTGACGTCCGGTTATCGCTGTCCGGCGCACAATCAGGCCGTGAGCACCACGGGTCCGGCTGGACCGCACACCACGGGGCGCGCGGTCGATCTGGCGGTCGATCGGGAGCGGGCGCTTCGTGTGCTCGAGGTCGTCCTGGCGCAGAACAACGAGGCGGTGCTGGCCGGGCGCGGGCGCGTGTGGACCGGGGTCGGCGTCAAGCAGAAGGGTGGCGCCCGGTTCCTGCATCTGGACGATCTTGCCGGCGCGACGCGGCCGAGTCTGTGGTCCTACTGAGGAGGTGATCATGGATCTGTGGAAGTTCGCCAGTCGCAAGTTCATCCTGGCTGGCATGTTTGGCGCGATGGGGTCCTGGGGCCTGTACGCGGACAAGCTGACCGGCGGGGAGTTCGTCCAGCTCGCGGTGGGCGTTCTGGGGGCGTTCTCGATCGCGGACGCGGCGATTAACTTCGCGCATCGCGGGCAGGGGGGTAACCAGGGATGATTCCTGGCGGGCTTGGGTTGGCGCTTCGGATCGGCGGCCCGCTGGTGCTGGCCGTCGCGGTGGCCGGCGGCGGGTGGTGGTTGCGGGCGCAGCGGGTCCCGGCCGAGCTGGAGGCCGTCCGGGCGGAGATCCTGGCGCGGGAGGCGGCCTGCGAGGTGGGTTCGTTCTGCGCCCAGGCGGCGCTCCGGCGGGCGGCCGAGACCGCGGAGCTGGTGGCGGTCGCTCGGCAGGCGGCGGAGGAGCGCGCAGCGGCCTCGGCGGCGGCGGACGCGGCCAGGCTTGCGGCGGAGCTGGCCGGGGCGGCTGAGCGGGCCTCCGACGGTCTGGTAAAGGCTGCCGCGGCCGAGCGGCGGCTGCTCGAGGCGATGGCGGCTTCTCAGGAGTGCTCGACGTGGGAATCCTCGCGCGTGCCTTGTCCGCTGGAGTGATCCTGGCCGGGCTGTCCGGTTGCTCGCAGCCGGTGCGGGTGGTCGAGCGGGCCGTGCCGGTCGAGGTGCCGGGGCCGGTCCGGTGGCGGGAGATCCCGCCGGAGCTGGGCGCTTGCGGCGAGCGGCCGGCGGAGTTGCGGGACGGGATGACCGGCGGCCAGCTGGTGCGCGCGGCGCGGGGGTGGCAGGCCAGGGCCGAATGCCTCGAGGGGGATCTCGAGGCGATTCGGCGGCTGGGGGCGTCCGGGGACTAGGCGCTGGCGCTGACCGGGCCGCTGCAGCTCTGCAGGATGAAGCGGTCCGGCATCTCGGTCCCGGCGCGGATCATCGCGGTGGCCGTGCAGTGCAACTCTGCCTCGAGGCGCTGCAGGCAGAAGAGGTGCTGTGCAATCCCGTTGCAGTCGCGTTCCTCGTCTGTCAGTTGGTCCCGGAATCGCTCGTAGGCGTGATCGCCGAGCAGGATGGCGACGCCGTTCCAGCTGTCGGCTCGTCCGAGCCGGCGGCCGTTCAGGTAGACGTTCTTCGCGGGCATGGGTCGCGCTCTCCGTGGTGGTGGTTAGAAACGTTCGATTCGGAAGTCGCTCAGGCGGTAGGGGCTGCCGCCACCAGCCGGGCGCTTGACATCCGAGTTGCGGCGCAGGAGCGCCATCGTGCGCTTGGCCTCGTCGAGGCTGGGCTGGGTGATCGAGTCATCCATGCTGATCCCGTTCAGGGTTCCGCCGGTGAAGGTGCGCGTAAAGCGGACCAGGTAGAGGTTCATGGTGGTGCTCCGTGGTGGTGTCTGTCTACGGTTCCTACTGATCGCCAGGGCTCGGCGCGCTGGGCGGCGGCGTCCAGGGCGGTTGCCAGCTGGGCCTCGAGGCGGTGGATCTCGTCGATCACCCAGGGGGCGGCCGTGGAGCCGGGTCGGACGCGGGCGGACAGGGGTGTGGTGCTCATCGCGGCGGTTCTCCGGGGGTGGTGAGGTCCTGGGGGCTGCCGATCCGCAGTACGTCGCTGCCGGCGCCGCAGCGGGGGCAGTTGGGCGCGTGCCGCATGGCGCGGGCGAAGACTTGGAGGTCCATCGGCAGGGTGCCGGCTATCCAGGCGTGACCGCAGGCGTCGCAAGTCATCGGGATTGGCGTCTGCCGGTCTGGATCGTATGACGTGCTCTTGTGGGGTCGCCGGGATCCCCATCGGCACAGGACGAGCTGGCGGTAATACTCCGGGTCGCCGCGGCGTTTTGCGGCGCCGGTGCCCGCGCGGCCGCCGGTCGTGCCGATCTCACTCAGGTGTTTGCGGAGTACCTGGTTGGTGTCCGGGCGGGTTCGCTTAGGCATGAGGGGTCTCCTGGGACTTGAGGTGGGCGGCCAAGGCGGCGGTCAGGCGCTCGCGGGCTTCGGCGATGGCATCCGGGCCGTACCAGTTGTAGGCGTCGGTCATCGTGTCCGGGGTCGGGTCGAGCAGGAACCGGCCGATCCGGCGGGCGCGGGAGGCGTCGCAGGCTTTCACATCGAGGCGCTCGGCGCGGCTGGCGTACCAGTCGCCGAGCGGGTCGCTGATCGGTGCGCGGCGGGCCTGCTCGGCGGCCTCGTTGGCGTAGCGGCGGGTCAGCTCGGCGATCTCGCCGAGCCGGGTCATGCTCTCGCCGTTCAGGTACTGCTCGGGGTCGCGCTTCATCGCGCGGATGATGCTGAAGGCTTCGAGGGTCAGCTCCGTCGTCAGGGTCAGGAGGCGGTGGCTCTCGTTGCGGAAGGCTTCGATCGTGATCATGTTGGTGCTCCGTCGTGGTGGTGGTTCAGGCGTCGTCGTCGAGGTCGTTGATCTGCTCGACCAGGTCCTCGGCGGCGGTGTAGGCGTCGGCGAGCAGGTCGAAGGTCTGGTATTCCTCGCCATCCGGCAGGCAGCCGCCGTTGATCCAGACGCGGTAGGTGGTGGTCTCGTTCGTCGTGTCGTCGGCGCGCTCGACCATCACTGTGCCGAGCTGGCCGGGCTTGAGGCCGTTCGGGGCGAGGCTGGCGAGGGTCTTGAGGAGGTTCATGGTGGGTTCCTCGTTCAGGCGTGGCTGGCGTTGGCGCGGAGGGTGGCGGCGAGCTTCGCGCGCGCGCTGGGCGTTTGCCAGGTGCAGGGGGCGGCTCCTTGGCGCTGCTCGGAGGTCCAACGCTTGAGGATCTGAGTGTCCGACCAACCTTTGCTGCGCAGGTAGGCGTAATCGTCGGCGGTGTACTGAGGGTGCTGGAGGATCTTGGTGGCGGTGTTCATCGTGGTGCTCCGTGGTGGTGTCTGTCTACGGTTCCTACTGTACGCTAGTCGCTTGCGTATCGCAAGGGGTTTTTCGCGACCTAGCGCGCAGTTTCGAGCGGTCGTTGCGTGTCAAGAATCGTGCCAGCCGGGCTGTCACGCGGTTCTCCAGATCCGCGTGCCGCCGTCGACCGCGCGCGTCGTGTAGTTGCGTTCTGGGCGGGTCCTGCGGGCCTGGGCGACGTGGGCGGCGGCCTGGTGCTGGCTGATCGGGGCCAGGAACGAGTCGCCGATTGCCAGGTCGTCCCAGGGCATCAGAAACCGGCGGGTTCGTTGGTGGCCGCGTCCGCGCCCGGCCGGCGGCAGCGGGATGCCGTGCTCGACCGGGAGGCGGGGCGGGCCGTTCGGGTGGTTCATGGCACAACCGTGGTTGCCGTGCTGGGCGCCGCGGCATCCGCCACGGCCGTCAGTCACGGTCGCATTGCAGCGGGGGCAGAGGATGGCGGTCATGGCGCTCACCATGCCTGCGTGCGCAGGAAGGCGGGAATATCGAGGATCTCCTTCGGGTCGGCCGGCGCGGGTGTCGGCACCAGCTGGGCCTGGGGCGCGGTCTCGAGGTGTCCCGCCGCGCGGCCGGCGTCGTAGGCGGCCTCGAGGGCGGCGCGGACCGCCCACACGGCATGCTCGTGGAAGTCGAGCCGGTCGGACCGGCGCTCGGCGAGGGTTTCGAGGTCGAGGTGTGTGCGGGCGATCGCGGTCAGGGTGCTGGCGCGGTCGACGAGGCGGTTGGCGGTTTCGCGGGTCATGGTGGTGCTCCGTGGGCGGCCGGTCAGGCGCGGACTTCGTAGGTGTGGTGGGTGTAGGTCTTGCCGCTCAGGGCGCGCTTCGTGACGCTGCCCAGGTAGCGGTGGGTGGCGAGGAAGGCGGCCAGGCCGATCTTCTGCTGGGTCTCGCGGCGGGTCTTGTTCGTGTAGGTCCGGGTGTTCATCGTGGTGCTCCGTGGTGGTGTCTGTCTACGGTTCCTACTGTACGCTAGTCGCTTGCGTATCGCAAGGGGTTTTTCGCGACGTGCATCAAGAAATTGCGCGGAATCTTGCTGGCAAGTATCGTGCCAGGGCGGCAACCTGGGAGCGGCGATGGAGGCGGAGCGGTTGACGGTGGAACAGCTCGGGGCCTGGTATCGCGGTCGCTGGGCGCAGGTGCAGTCCGGGCGGGTGCTGTGGCTCTACCGGATCGAGCGCGGCGACACGGCGCGGGCGGTCGGGCGGATCAAGATCGAGGCCGGCCAGGTGCGGTTCTCGCGCGCGCTGCCGGACGGCTCGTCAGCTGGTCATGCGCTCGAGGTGTCCGGGTTCGATCGGGCGCGGTTCGACGAGCACGCGGACGGGTTCATGCGGGCGGTCGCCGCGGACTACCGCCGGTCGCGAGTCCTGGCGTCTCAGGAGGTTGGGCCGCACTCGCTGGAAGAGGACGAGCTGCTCGCGGACTTGGCGGACGCGTGGTTCTGATCGGCGTCCCGGATGTTCTGGCCGGTCGTTTCGTCGATCACGATCCGGCAGTAATACGGAGCCCAGATCCGGGCTTGCGCGATGGCTTCCTCGTGGCTGTCTGCGATGATCCAAAAGCGGACGGCGCCCTTGCCGAGCTTGTAGTGGCGGAAGGGCCACGCATTGCCGCGGCTCATCGGTCCCGCAGCTCGTCGGCGAAGGCGGCCAGGATGGCGATCAGCAGCGGCGCTCCGGCAGCCTCCGCGCGGCCGATCATCACTACTGCCAGGGCCAGGAGGCAGGCGGCGTAGAAGACGACCGCCGTCATCGGCGCGTCCTCTTGCCGCCGTGCAGCCGGCGGATCAGGTAGAACCGTGTGGCGGTCGGCTGGATCTGGATCGCTTCTACGTTCAGGTTCGCTTTCCAATGCTGGCTCACGCGCAGGCCGGTGACCGTCTCGAGGTCGCGGACGGCGTCCTGGCGGCGCTTGTAACTGTTGGCGCTGACGGCGAGCGGCCGGCGGCGCGCGGTGCTCTCGATCTGCCACCACCAGTGCCGGTCGCCGCGCGTCAGGCGGACCGTGAGCTGGGGTCCGGTTGGGAGAAGGTGGCGCAGGCGGATCGGGGCGCTCATTCGGTCATCCTACGGGCGCGGGCGAATGCCTGGTACTTGAGCATCCAGGCGGCGCGGTTGCGGGCGTTGCGGGTCTCGACGTCATCGGGCTCGGGCAGGCTCGCCCTGGTCTCGGCGAGCCAGGCGCCGAGACCGCAGCCGAAGAGCAGGACGGCGGTGAAAATCCCCAGGGCGAACGCGAGGTCTATGAACGTGAGGGGCTCGGTCATGGTGGTGGTCTCCTTCAGGTGAGGGGCTGCAGCTGGTCGGCGTCGAACCAGGTACGACGGGTCCGGCCGTCCAGTGTGGTGTACGTGACGCGGAAGTGCTCGGTTCCGTTGGTGTGCGGGCTGCCGGCGTCGACGGTGCCTTCCCAGCCGGTGTCGCGGATTCGGACGCGGCCGTTCAGGCGGAGGATCGGCTTGGTGAGCTTGTCCATCTGGTGCTCCTGGGGGTGGTACGGGTGCAGCTCTAGCAGCGCGCGGCCGCGGACGGTTCCGGCGTTGGAAACGACCAGGTTGTGGTCGGAGGCCAGCACGGCGACGTCCAGCAGCCGGAAGTCCCAGGCCGGGTGGACGTAGATCCTGGCGCCGCGGCTCATCCGTTCAGCTCCGGCGTCCTGACGTGGTCACGGAGGACGTCTCCGAGCGCCAGCAGGCGGGCGGCCATCGCGTCGGTGAATGCGACGCCGTGGCTGGCGATCTCGTTGCTGAGATCGGGCGTGCTCGGATCGATCTGCTCGGCGAGCAGCATCACGTAGAAGGCGCGTGCGCCTTCCGCGGCCAGCTGGCGAGTGGGCAGGTTGGTCAGGCCGGGGACGTAGCGTCCGCTGGGGACGTGCGTGACGCGCCAGCCGGGGGCATCCTTGTGGACGCAGAAGGTGCCGCGCGTGGAGGGGACTTCGTAGGCGAAGCTCGGCGGGCGGTCGCCAAGGCCGGCCAGGGGGACCTGGATCTCGCGCATGGCGGTCAGTGCCGCGTTGCGGTCTGGTCGGCGTGCTGCTCGATCGTCATGCGGACCGCGGTGTCGGGGTCCGGGTGGATGGCGGCCAGGGCCTCGAGGACGTCAGGGTCAACCGAGACCGCCCATCGGCCGTCTTTCGTTCGGTGTGCGCTGCTCATCCGCATCGGGCGGATGGCAAGCTGGCGGAGGGCCTCGATGGTGGCATCGGTCAGGGTGATCCTTGGCATGGTCGGCTCCGTGGTGGTGGTGGTCACGCGGCGTGCGCGTGCGGACGGGTCAGCTCGAGCAGCTGGCGGGCCTGCTCGAGGTGGTGAATGGCGACGCGGCGCTGCGGGTGGTCCGGCGCCATGCGCTGCATCTGGGCCAGCTGGTCGTTCCAGTTGCGGTGGGCGAGCGCGTGGACCAGGGCCTCGAGGTGCTCTGGAATGTGCACGGGGGCTGCTCCGGCTGCGTTCATGCGCCCGACTCTACAACAGGCGGCCTTCCTGGGCAATCGGGCGCCGCGCTTAAAACTGGACTTGCGACCCTGGGTGCGCGCTTGTAGAGTCCGGGCATGTCTCCCGCCGATCTCATCGAATTCTACGGGTCCCAGAAGGCGGCCGCGAAGGCGCTGGGGGTCTCGTTCAAGACGGTCTCGATGTGGCGGAGGCGCGGGTTTATCCCGAATGGGCGCCAGTACCAGGTGCAGCTCGTGACGCTGGGCCGGCTGGTGGCGGATCCGAAACCGCGGAAGATCCAGGTCCGGTCGCCGCGCGCGGTCGGCGGGTCTCCGGAGTCGGCGACCGGCTAATCGCTGGTCCGCGGCCTCGTCATGCCGCGCGCGAAATCTGACGGCGGTGGGCCGGGTTGAACCGGGCACAGAGGCGCCGCTGACCAGGGCCTCTTGGGGCGAGTACCGTGCCGACGGGCAGACTCGGTCCCTTTCTGCCTTCCCGCGTCCACGGGGGGGTAGGGGGGGCTTCCCCGGCCTCCGAGCAGGAGCTTTCTGGAAGCAGGAGCTTTCGGATCCACCACCACCACGCTGGAGGGGTCATGGTCCAGATCGAGGTTGCGGTTCCGCCGGATGACGTCGCCGAGGTCGAGGCGCTGTTCGAGCTGAAGGGTTGCGGCGTGTTCCCGGAGGGCGCGCTGCGGTATGACCCAGGCGATCGGTGTTTCCTGCTGCAGCTCGACGGCAAGCCGGCCACGTTCCTGCTCGAGCTGCTCCGTCTCGGGTTGGATTCCCGCGGGGCGATGTCCTACGTGGAGTGGCTCGAGGCGCGGTCCAGGCAGCTGGAGCTGCCGGAGTTGGAGTTCGGTTCGTTGGTGAATCGGGGCCAGTCGTGAGGCGCGGGTGGCGGACGCCGTTGTCGGAGTCGCAGGTGGCAACGCTGTTATCGATGCCGAAGTCTCGAGGCGGGCACATTGTCGATCCGCAGTATCTCCCGAGGGAGCAACAAGCCGAGTACCGGGACCAAGTTCTCGCGTGGGCGCGGAACGTCCCGAAGCGGGACTGGCCACCATTCGTCGTCGATCTCGTCGAGCAGCACCAGCTCTCGGCCGGAGCGGTTGCCGGAATGGGTGATGAAAGTGACCGTGCTGGAGTATGAGCAGTGGCTCCGCGGGGAGCTGGATCTGTTCGAACCAGGGGGTGCCGATGGACGCGTTTGCTGAACAGGTGGACTGGATCGGAGCGCCGCCCAAGCCGGCCGGTCGTGAGGGCCTTCTGGCCGATCTGCCGCGTGCTCGGTTCAACGATCCGGAGACGTCCCATCGGGCCGCGGACGCGGTCAAGGAATCCGGGCAGCTGCGGTACACCCAGCGTGCCTCGCTCGAGCTGGTCCATCGGTTCCCTGGCAAGACTGCGGTTGAGCTGGGCGTCCGCGCGGCCGGCCTGCCGGACCGGCGCGGTCGGGCTCGGGATGCCGGCTGGTGGCGCATCGAGTTGTCTCGCCGGCTGCCTGAGCTGGTGCCGTGTCATGTGAAACGCGGGAAGCCGCGTGTATGCTCTGTCAACGGAAACTGTCGGACGACCTGGTATCCGGCTCGTGACGTCCAGCCGGATTTCTTCTTGAAGCTGCCGGAGCGGGAGGTGTCGGATGCAGGGCCTTGAGGCGTGGTTGGAGCGGAACGAGCGCCAGGCGTCAGGCGCGCCGGTGGCGCGTTTCGACGTGGTGGAGTGGGAAGATCCGGGTCTGGTCGTGATCGAGCACGATCTCCCGGCCGAGCAGGCTCGCCAGGTTTTCGAGGACGCGCTGCTCGTCCACGATCTGGGGGCGCGTGATGGCGCAGCTTGGTGATGGACGTCCGGACGTTCGTGGTCCGGTCGCAGGCGGTTGTGAAGCTGAACAATCGCCAGCTGGCGGAGCTGTGCGGTGTCTCGGATGCGGCGGTGTCTGGATGGCGGTCGGGCCGGAAGCGGCCGCGGGCTGTCCCGTTGCTGCGGCTCGTCGATCGGCTGGTGATATCTGGTTCGATCGGGCCTGTATTGGAGACGTCCCGCGCGAGGGCGACAGCGTTGCCGGGGGCGTGATCACGTGGTTGCTTGCGGGCGGTCTCGGGACCCTGTACGGCATCTTCATCGGATGGCTGGCGTTTGGCTAGGCGTGGCAGCGGCAGCTCGGCGTGGCGGCGGCTGCAGGATCGTGAGGTCGCCGTGGAGCGGGCGCGCAAGGCGGCCAAGGCGCCGATTCCATCGGAGTTTTCGGCTCAGGTGGGTGTGGTGTCCTGGGCCGATCGTCAGACTGTCATTGTCAACGGCAAGCGGGTATGTCTCGGTCGGCTGTTGTTTGCCGTCCCGAATGGCGCCATGCTCGGCGGCGGGCAGTTCCTTCGGGCGCTGCAAGTGGGCCGGCTGAAACAGGCGGGCATGCGGGTCGGGGTCTCGGATCTCGTTCTGCTGCTGCCTCGAGGCGCGTACCACGGGTTGGTGCTCGAGATGAAACGGGGCCCGAAGTCGCCGATCTCGGATGACCAGCAGCGGTTCCTGCAGGACGCAGCTGGCGCGGGCTACCTGGCGGAGGTGGCGCGGGGCGTGGACGAGGGGATTGCTGCGCTGCAGCGGTATCTTGGGCTCGGCGAGTTCGACGGGCCTGGCGGGCGGGCGGATTAGGAGAGGGTCATGAACCAGAAGGTGCGGAACGTCTGGACCTACGTCCGGGAATGGGTGACGGCAAACCCGAAGACGCTGATGTACGCGGCGGCGGTCCTGCTGCTCGTGCTGCTGTTGTCCTACTGCGGTCATGCTCGTGCCCAGCCGGCGCCTGAGGCGCCATTCTGGAACCAGGCGCGGCTTTCCTGGACGGCGCCGGTCACGTTCACCGACGGGTCGCCGATCGGTGCGAATCCGATCACCTACTCGGTGCAGCGCAAGCTCGGGACGGGGTCCTGGGCGGCGGTCGGGCCGGCCTCGATCACCGGGTCGACGTGGCTCGATGAGGGACTGGTCCCTGGCGTGTACTGCTACCGGGCTGCAGCGACCGTGCTCGGGCGCACGTCGGTCTGGTCGAACGAAGCGTGCAAGACCGTGGTGCAGCCGAATCCCAACGCGCCGGGCGGCGTGACCGTGGAGGACACGGGCGTGGTGAACCAGGCGCGCGTGCTGTGGTCGGCTCCGAGCGAGTTCGCGGATGGGGCGCCGATCGGGACTGCGGCCATCACCTACTCGGTGCAGCGCAAGCTCGGGACGGGGTCCTGGGCGGCGGTCGGGCCGGCCTCGATCACGGACCGCGTGTTCCTGGACTCCGGCTTGACCGCTGGGGTGTGGTGCTACCGGGTGCAGGCGACCGTCGGCGGGAAGCAGTCGGTGTGGTCGGCTGAAGCGTGCAAGACCGTCGCGCAGCCGGATCCCAATCCGCCGACCTTGCAGGTGGCGGACTCGCGCGTCTACGACGTCCGGTTCCAATGGGGCCGGGCGGAGTTCCGCGTGGGGCGTGAGGTGGGGACGATCCCTGTCGGATCGCGTTGCTTCGATGACTTCATCGTGGGTGCCGACCTGTACCGGGTGCAGCGGCGCGAGGTGACGTTCTCCCGCATGCCGCGGTCGGTCCTGGTGGTGGCGCGCTGCGGGATGGCGTGATGCCGCTCAAGCCTCCGACCCATCGGCCGCCCGGCCGGCGGTCGGAGGCGGAGCGGCAGGCGGCGCTCGATCGTCGCCGTGGTTCAAGGCAGGCGCGCGGGTACGACGATAGCTGGGCGGCGGCGTCTCGCGCGTTCCTGCAGCGGCATCCGTTATGCGTGCGGTGCCGCGAGGCTGGGCGGCGGGAGCCGGCGACGGTGACCGACCACATCCGTCCGCATCGCGGCGATCGGCAGTTGTTCTGGGATCCGGCTAACTGGCAGCCGTTGTGCGCGTCGTGTCACGGCCGGAAGACGGCGCTCGAGGACGGCGGCTTCGGGCTGCCTGTGAGGGGGTAGGCATGGCTGGCGCGAAGGCGCGCGCGAAGGCGCGGAAGTCCACAAGCGAGGAGCGGACCGGGGGGGAGGGTCAAAAGTCAGGGCCTGGAGGCTCGGGACCACGTTCCCACCGCGTTATTTGTGGAGCCGAATTGGACTCCGGGGGTGGGTCACCAGCTGATCCAGGGGCAGCGCCGGGCGCCGCGGGCGGGCCGGCGGCGGGCGGAAAGACGGGGATTCGCTGGGCGGTTTCCGGGGCCGATCGGTGGGAAATCGGGCGGCTCCGGCCGTATGACCGTAATGCGCGGACCCATTCCGAGGAGCAAATCGGGCAGATCGCGGCCTCGATGCGGGAGTGGGGCTGGACGAATCCCATTCTGGCGACCGCGGAGGGGATGATCGTCGCCGGCCACGGTCGGGTCCGGGCGGCGGCGTCGCTCGGCGAGTCTCACGTCCCGGTCCTGGTCGTCTCGGGCTGGTCCGAGGCGCAGGTGCGGGCCTACGTGCTCGCCGACAACAAGCTGGCGGAAAACGCGGGCTGGGATTCGGATCTCCTGGCGGCGGAGCTGGCGGAGCTGGGCTCCGTGTTCGACGTCGGGCTGATAGGGTTCTCGGATGACGAGCTGACCGCTCTCCTGCATCCGGCTACGCGCATCGGCAAGACCGATCCCGACGAAATCCCGGCCATCCAGCCGGCGCCGATCTCGGTTTCCGGGGATCTGTGGACCCTGGGCGTGCATGCGGTGGTGTGCGGGGACTCGACCGACGTCGGTGTGCTCGAGCGGGTCCTGGGCGCTGGCCAGCTGGCCGACCTGGTGTGGACCGATCCGCCGTACAACGTCGCCTATTCGTCCGCGGCGGGCTCGATTGCCAACGATGACCTACCGGATGCTGAGTTCGCGGACTTCCTGGCGGCCGCGTTCGGGGCCATGTTTGCGTGCCTGAAGCCGGGCTCGGCGATCTACGTGGCTCACGCGGACATCGAGGGGCTGGCGTTTCGGGGCGCGTTCGCGCGCGCCGGGTTCAAGCTCTCGAGCTGCCTGGCATGGGTCAAGGATTCGCTGGTCCTGG